TATTACTGGTAACACAGCTATCGAAGATACTATCGCTGCTGATATCGCTTTCACAATTGACACACAACCTGCTAATGCTTCGGTTGCTGCACCTGCGCCGCATACATTCAGCGTTGTTGCTACAGTTACAGGCGCTGCTACTATCACTTATCAATGGCAGACAGACGCTGCTGGCGGATCAACCTTTGTTGATGTTGTAGGCGCAACTGACGCTACATTGACAATCGCTGATTCAACTGGGCTTGACACTGATACATACCGTGTGATTGTTAGTGCAACCGTTAGTACTGGTGAAGTTCTTACACCAATTACTTCTTCTGTTGCAACGCTTACAGTTACTTAAGAGATATAATATAATATGATATTAACAGAATCAACCTTTCTGTTGTTTGCGTCTAAACATTATGATAATCCTCAGTGCTCTGATATTGTAGAGTTTGAGGAAGATTTAAAGCGATTCCAGTACCTGCGCAAACTTTTTGGCAGATACAGGCAAGATGCGGACCTTAAGGAAAGGTTGATTCTTAATCATTTGATTATTATATATAATGTGTTTGGGCCGTCAGCAACAAATATGCTGTTTATGAAACTTCACGAGTTTCATGATTGTCTAAAACCGTTTGTAGAATACTTAAATTATATGCCTCAGATTATTCAATATGACGATGTAACTTTAAGTACAGATAATATCGTTGCAGACGCATCCATAGAAGAATTACTCGAAGGAATATGACGCATGATCGTCGATCTATTTTTAGTTTATCAATTTATCCGTAGGTTAGCTACTCCATTTATAAAATGGGATGCTTTCAAAGAAGGTGTAATTGATAAAGATGGAAAAGTACTAATAAAGAAAAAAGATCGTGATCCTATACAGAGGAAGGCTTTTGGTCTTTTTGATGTGATGGTTGCTAATCTTAAGAAGCTATTAGGAAAAATTCCTGGTGGTAGTTCTTCAATAGCTTCATATGCTGCAGCGTTATTCTTAATTAAAGAATACAAAGTCTTTACAGATGAATCAATGCTTAATGAAGATATGACTGAAGAACAATTAGAAGAATCATTATCTATATTTAATGACCTATATGTCAATTATATCACACTTTCAGAAGCTGTCAACAAGAATATTGATATTAATCCTGAATTAGACGAAGAACCTGCTAATAACGTAAGTAGCGGTAATATTGCTGGTATGGATGCTGGTCATATGACTAAGAAGGGTCAAAAGAAATGGACCTCTTCTAATACTAAATCTAAGAAGAAAAGATTAAGAGACATAGTAAATATTGGAGATCTTAAATGATTACATTACAACAATTCAGTGCAATGATTCCGAAAAACAAGGATGCTGAAGCTTGGTTTGAAGCTGCTCTTCCTATGTTTGAGCAATATGAAATCAATACACCGAATCGAATTGCAGGTTTCATGGCACAATGCGCTCACGAGTCATTAGACTTTACTGCGTTAGAAGAAAATCTGAACTATAGCGAAAAAGCATTAAATTCTGTTTTTGGTCGTTATTTTGGAAAAGGAAAGAGAAATGCTAAGGAATATGCTAGGAAACCTGAAAAGATTGCTAACTACGTATACCAAGACGAATTCAGATCTTCACGTGGCGCTCTTGGCAATACCTTATCCGGCGATGGCTGGTTGTTTCGCGGACGTGGCATTAAGCAACTTACAGGTCGAAATAATTATGCAGCATTTGGAAAGACAGTTGGAATTACAGCAGACGAAGCAGCAGAATACGTAGCAACACCTAAGGGTGCTATGGAGTCTGCGTGTTGGTTTTGGAAAACTAACAAACTAGCTCGTTTTGCTGATGCAGACGACAATCTAGGGTTGACAAAGGCTATTAACGGTGGTACAATAGGGTTAGAAGATCGTAACCGCCGGTATAAAGATGCTAAGGCTATTCTAGGTGGAAGTGATATTCCAGTAACAAAAGCTACAAGCGCAAGCAAGAGAACATTACGAAAAGGCATGAAAGGTGATGATGTTGCAGAAATGCAGAAGGCACTCGGTATTGCATCAGATGGTGATTTTGGTTTCGGTACACTAACTAGTGTTAAGAAATGGCAGAATATCAATGGCTTAGTCGCAGACGGCATTGTTGGTCCAGCTACACAATCAAAGTTACTTGGTTAATAAATAGTACTACATAAAACAAATTAATAATCCAAAAGGAGAGAAACATGTCTTTAGAGAAAATTGTTGCAGAAGCAATGGCAGGGCGTCCACTAGAAATGAAAGAAGCCTTTGCAGAAGAAATCGAGTCACGCATTCAAGATCGTCTTGAGGAAAAATACGTCGAAATCATGGAAGCTAAAAAAGATGATATGGAAGACGAAGATGACATGGAAGATGAAGATGAAGAAGACGATGAAGAAGACGAAGACGAAGACGAAGATGACAAGTAAGTCGTTTTAATCTTATGCCTTCATTTTTATATGTCGGAATGATTCTCATGGTAGTAGCAGGCGGTGGCGCTTGGTACTACAAGTCTACTCAGGCTACTATCATGGAATTAACTGCTTACAATGCGCAATTAACTGCAAATGTAGAGCAGATAGAACAAGCCAATCAAAATAATATTAATACTATTGCTCAAATGGAAACAAACTTTGAAAAACAGCGTGAAGATTTTCAAGCGTTGCAACAAAGTTACAGTTTAATCCGCGAACAAAATAATCAACTTCAAAACAGATTAGGTAAGCACGATATTGGTGCATTAGCTGCAGCAAAACCTGCCTTAGTTGAAAGAGTTATTAACACGGCATCAAATAGAGCATTCAGATGCTTTGAGTTAGAATCTGGTGCACCTTTAACAGACAATGAAAGGAGCGCTACGAATGGTAAAGCATTTAATAGTGAATGTCCTTGGATTTATGATGATTTTATCACTCGCGGCGTGCTCGTCGAATCCAGTACAGCCACCAGCGAAGATAGTAACTAACACCGAATATGTCACACCACCCCAACCTATAGTAACACTACCAGATACTCTTGAACTAAAAGAGATAGAGTTTATTATTGTTACTCCTGAGAATATTGAAGAAGTACTCACAAATTTAAAAGACGATAAAGTTTTGTTTGCCTTAACTGCAAAAGGTTACGAGGATATTGCTTTGAATTTAAGCGATATTAGAGCATACATTCAGCAGCAAAACCAAGTAATTTTATTATATCGGAAAGTTTGGGATGAATAAATAATAGCAGATAATAAATTAAAAGTATAAGCACATTAACCTTGTAGTATTTTATTAGCTAAAATCTGCAAGGTTTTTTCGCTTTAAACGGAGAGTATCGTGACTGACCAGAATAATAGTTTGCAAACGGATGTTGCACTAATTAAAAAAGACATTAAACAAGTCGAAAGATTTTTTGTAAAATTCGACAGCGCATTAAATTCAATGACTGAGATTGCTACTCAAGTTGCTGTACAAGGTGAGATACTTAAAAACACAGTTGAAAAACTTGATGGCGTAGATGAAAGGATTGCTTTAAACAAGAAAGAAGATTTAAGTAACTATAACACTATCAATTCAAGACTTGAAGAGTATCGTAAATCCGCGTATGCAGATCACGAAAAGCTTGCAGCGGAAAGTAGACAAAATCGTAAAGAACGTAACGAAGAAATTATGACACAACTTGCTAAGATGAACGGCGCTTTAGAAGCAAGACTTGTTCGATTAGACGATCGTATTAAGTTGCTTGAGCAGTGGAAATGGTACATTATGGGCCTCGGCGCAACTGTTATTGTTATCGTAACTAATATCGAATGGAGTAAATTTTTAGGTTGACACCTGATGCGAATTGGTGTATAATGTATCTATAACATTCTATATAATGTAATCATGTATTGACATCATAGCATTTATGTGCTATAATGGTTTTATGTATTGAACTTGTGGACACTTTATAATATGGCAGAATTTATTGATATTCAATTTGCTCAGATGCTTTCTGGTCGTCTTGATCACTTCAAAATAAAACATACAAATCCTTACAAAATCAACTTTCGTTGTCCTATCTGTGGCGATTCTCAAAAGAATCGTTCAAAGGCTCGTGGTTGGTTGTTAGAGCGTGATAACAAGTTCTCATATTACTGCCACAATTGTGGTGCAAGCCATAGCTTCAATCACTTTCTTAAAACAGTTGACCCTCTATTATATAATGATTATATTGCTGAAAAGTTTGTAGCAAACACAACTGTTAGAGATACCAAGAAAGAACAGCCAGTTGAGCAATTTAAAACTAGAGCTCCTGTGTTCAGTAAAGATCCCCTCAAAAAACTCAAAAAGATTAGTCAGTTAGCATACGATCATCCTATAAAGAAGTATATTAATAAACGAATGATACCTACTAATCATCACTATCGCTTATTCTATGCTCGTCACTTTATGACATGGATTAACGAGATTATTCCAAACAAGTTTGATCCAGCAAAAATCGGCAAAGATGAACCAAGATTAGTAATACCTTTCTTAGATGAAAACGGTAAAGTCTTTGGTGTGTCTGCGCGTGGTTTTAATCCTAAGGGAATCAGATATATAACTATTATGTTTGATGAAAGACCAAAGATCTTTGGTCTAGATAAAGTTAACTTAGATCATCCGTATTATATCGTTGAAGGTGCTATCGATAGTATGTTCCTTGAAAATGCTATCTCTATGAATGGCGCTGAAGGCAACGGCAACTCTGCAAATGAAAACGCAATTTATGTGTTTGATTCAGAACCCCGCAACAAAGAAATACACAAGCGTATGGAAAAAGTAATAAAGAATGGTTACAAAATTTGTATATGGCCTGAGAACCTACCAGGTAAAGATATTAACGAACTGCACTTGGCTGGATTAAATGTAGAAAAGCTAATTGAAGACCACGTATATCAAGGCTTGCAGGCAGAATTAAAATTTACATCATGGAGAAAAACTTGATTAGAGCTATATTAGCACATGACGCAAACTGGGGAATTGGTAAAAACGGTGATCTTCCTTGGCCAAAAAATAGTGAAGATATGAAATGGTTTAAAGAAACTACATCTGGCGATGTAGTAATTATGGGCCGTAATACTTGGGATAGTCTACCGTTTAAACCTCTGCCTAATAGAACTAATGTTATTGTAACAACACAAGACATTAAAGGCGCGCTAGGTAATATTGTGGTAGATATGAGAAGTTTGTTAAAGATCCTGCCGCAAATAAAATTTGCAAATAAAGATATTTGGGTTATTGGCGGCGCTCAATTAGTTGAAGGGATGATGCCTTATATTGACGAACTCTGGCTGAATAACGTTCAAGGTGATTATAACTGCGATACTTTCCTGCCAAAAGAACAAATCACGGAGCAATTTTCTGCCGCATCTTGGGAAGTAAAAAGCTTTGGAACAATCACAAAATGGATTAAAAACGATGTATGATTACGAAAGATTACTACGTGTTATTATGGAGTCAGGCGAAGATGTAAATGACCGTACCGGAACTGGTACACGTTCTATTTTTGGTCATCAAATGCGGTTTGACTTGAGAGAAGGATTTCCTGCTGTAACTACAAAGAAGCTTGCATGGAAATCTGTTGTTGGAGAGCTGTTGTGGTTCCTCGAAGGTAGTACTGATGAACGCAGATTAGCTGAGCTTACATATGGTAAACATCGGTCTGTGCTTGAAGATAAAAAAACTATTTGGACTGACAATGCTGATAACCAAGGTGTTGCATTAGGATATCCAAATAACCGGTTCTATAAAGAACTTGGTCCAGTCTACGGTGCTCAATGGCGTGACTTTAATGGACAAGGATTTGATCAAATTGAGTGGCTTATTAATGAAATTAAATCAAACCCAGATAGCAGACGACTAATCCTTAATGCATGGAATCCTAATCAGATAGATAAAATGGCGCTTCCGCCGTGTCACGTTATGTCTCAATTTAGAGTATACAGCGGAAAGTTAAGTTGCCAGATGTACCAAAGAAGTGCAGATGTATTTCTTGGTGTACCATTTAATATTGCATCATATGCTCTCCTTACACATATTATTGCACGCGAGTGTGGTTTAGAAGTAGGCGAGTTAGTCCATACTATTGGAGATGCTCATATTTACAGTAACCATTTTGATCAAGTAAACGAGCAATTATCGCGTACTAGCTTTGCGGCACCAACATTAAACATTGATGAATCATTTGAACTTTTATTTATTAATGAATATACTAATGATACAGTTAGTAAATTTACATTGACAAATTATTTTCACCATGATACAATTAAAGCTAAGATGGCAATATAAATAATGAACCAGATCAAGATCGATTATATTATAAAGGAAGAAGCATGATTCAAGTTACCAAACGAGATGGTCTAAAAGAACCATTGAACGTTGAAAAGCTTCACAAAGTGGTTTTCCACGCATGTGAAGGTATTACCGGCGTTAGCCCAAGCGAAGTTGAAATTAGTAGTCAGATTCAGTTTTATAACGGTATGAAAACTTCTGAAATCCAAGAGACTCTAATTAAAGCTGCAGCTGATCTTATTAATGAAGACACGCCAAACTATCAATTTGTTGGTGGCCGTCTAATTAACTACGCGTTGCGTAAAGAAGTATATGACGGATACGAACCAATTCATGTCCTCGAGTTAGTAAAGAAAAATATTCAACGTGGCTTTTATGATCAAGAACTCATTTCATATTATACTGAAGAAGAGTGGGATAAGATCAATGGTTTCATTAAGCATGACCGTGACGAAAGTCTAACTTATGTAGCAATGGAACAACTACGTGGTAAGTATCTTGTGCAGAACCGTGTTACTGGCGAGATATTTGAAACACCTCAAATGTGTTATATTCTTATTGCATCTGTATTGTTTCATAAGTACCCAGAAGAAACTAGACTGCAATACGTAAAGGATTATTACGATGCTATTTCTCTACACGACATTAGCTTGCCAACTCCTGTTATGGCCGGTGTTCGTACACCACAACGTCAGTTCAGTAGTTGTGTTCTCATTGAAACTGGCGATTCTCTTGACAGCATTAGCGCTACTGCATCTGCCGTTGTAAAATATGTAAGCCAAAAAGCTGGTATTGGTATCGGTGCAGGATCAATTCGTGCAGTTGGTACTCCTATTCGTAAAGGTGACGCATATCATACCGGTGTTATTCCTTTCTATAAGCACTTCCAAACAGCGATTAAATCATGTTCGCAAGGTGGTGTTCGTGGTGGAGCTGGTACAATTTATTATCCTATTTGGCATTATGAAGCAGAAGATCTTCTTGTACTAAAAAACAACAAAGGTACTGAAGATAACCGCGTTCGTCATATGGATTATGGTGTACAGTTTAATAAGTTGATGTACGAGCGTCTAATTACTGGTGGCGATATCACATTGTTTTCACCAAGCGATGTTCCAGGCCTATACGACGCGTTCTATGCAGATCAAGATAAGTTCCGTGAACTGTATGAAAAAGCAGAACGTAATACAAAGCTACGTAAGAAAACACTCAAGGCTGCAGCGTTGTTTAGTTCGTTTATGGATGAGCGTAAAAACACTGGTCGTATCTATCTGCAGAACGTAGATAATGCAAACGATCATGGTTCATTCCTGCCTGATCTTGCTCCTATTCGTCAAAGTAACTTGTGCGCAGAAATTACATTGCCAACTAAGCCTTTGAATGATATTAACGATCCTGAAGGTGAAATTAGTCTATGTACTCTTTCTGCTATTAACTGGGGTAACGTTAAATCACCAGCTGATTTTGAAAAAGCATGTACACTAGCAGTTCGTGGATTAGATGCTTTGCTAAGTTACCAGAATTATCCAGTTCTTGCTGCACAACTGTCTACAGAGAAGCGTAGACCTATCGGAGTGGGCATTATTAACTTTGCTTATTGGATGGCAAAGCATGACCTAAGCTATCAGGATATCACTCCAGAGGGCTTAGAGTTGATTGATGAGTACGCTGAATCATGGTCTTATTATCTTATTAAAGCTTCAGCTGATCTAGCTATTGAGCAAGGCAATATCTCAGGTGCTTCTGAAACTAAATATGGCCAAGGCATTACACCTAATCAAACATATAAGAAAGATCTTGACGAGTTGGTCAAGCATAAAGAACGTATGGATTGGAAAGGCCTTCGCAAGCAACTGAAAGAAACGGGTATTCGTAACTCTACTCTTATGGCTCTGATGCCTTCTGAAACTTCTGCACAGGTCGCTAACGCTACTAATGGTATTGAACCACCCCGTAGTCTTATAAGTGTCAAGCAGAGTAAGCACGGAGTTCTCAAGCAGGTTGTACCTGAATACCGTCGTCTTAAAAATAAATATGATTTATTGTGGGATCAAAAGTCTCCTGAAGGTTACTTAAAGATTATGGCAGTATTGCAGAAGTATATCGATCAAGGTATCTCAGTTAATACGAGCTATAATCCGGTATTCTTTGAAGATGAAAAGATTCCAATGAGCGTTCTATTACAGCATTTGTTAATGTTTTATAAGTACGGCGGAAAGCAATTGTATTACTTTAATACATTCGATGGTCAAGGTGAAATTGATACTGATAAAATGACTGAAGAGCAATTAGCTCTAGGCGAATTAGATGACGAAGATTGCGAGTCGTGCACAATTTAAAGGTTGACATTATCACCTAATAGTGTTAAAATAAAAAAGAACAAGAAATTACACAAGGAAATTTAGATGAGCGTTTTTGATGTCCAAAACCGCGTTGACCATACCTCAGTTGCTTCCTTTTTGGATCCAACTGGGGGACCAACAATTCAGCGTTATGACACACTCAAGTATAAGCAGTTTGATCAACTTACCGATAAACAGCTTGGATTCTTTTGGCGGCCAGAAGAAGTAGATATCTACCAAGATGCAAAAGATTTTAAAGCTCTTACTGAGCATGAACAACACATCTTTACTTCAAATCTGAAGCGACAAATTCTTCTAGATAGTGTACAAGGTCGAGCACCAGCAGAAAGCTTTGGATCTATTGTTTCATTGCCCGAACTTGAAAACTGGATTATCACTTGGACATTCTCCGAGACGATCCATAGTCGTTCTTACACTCATATCATTCGTAACATCTATTCAAATCCATCTAAGATTTTTGATGAGATGCTGGATGTTAAAGAGATTGCAGATTGTGCTGGGTCTATCTCAGGTTACTATGATGCTCTTATTGAGATGGCTGGCTACTATAACCTATTGGGTGTTGGTACACATACAGTTAACGGCAAAAAAGTAGTAGTTGATCTATATCAATTAAAGAAACTTTTGTATCTTTGCTTGATGAGTGTTAATATTCTTGAAGGTGTTCGTTTTTATGTTTCGTTTGCATGCTCTTGGGCATTTGCAGAATTGAAGAAGATGGAGGGTAATGCTAAAATCATTAAGCTTATTGCTCGTGATGAAAACCTCCACCTTGCTTCTACTCAAATGATGCTTAAGTTGCTTAAACAAGAAGATAAAGACTTTGTAAAGATTGAAGAAGAAACACGCGAAGAATGTACTCAAATGTTTGTTGATGCAGTAGATCAAGAAAAACAGTGGGCAAAATATCTATTCAAAGATGGATCTATGATTGGTTTGAATACAGAGTTGCTTTCACAATATATCGAGTTCATTGCAACTCGTCGTATGACTAATGTAAAACTCACTTCACCTTATAGTATTAAAAGTAATCCGCTACCTTGGACCCAAAAATGGATCTCTGGTGCTGATGTTCAAGTGGCTCCACAAGAAACAGAAATTACTTCTTATGTTCAAGGTGGCACAAAACAAGATGTATCATCTGATACATTCAAGGGGTTCTCACTGTAATGTATGAAGAATATTTTGAACAAACAATAAAAGATTTTTGCGTAGATGGTCGTTATAGAGTATTCAACGACATTCTTAGAGAACGTGGATCTTTCCCAGAAGCTATATGGTATGGTAAATATGCGCCAAAGAACATTGTTAATTGGTGTTCAAACGATTATCTTGGTATGGGCCAAAACGAATATGTAGTAAGCGCCATGCATACAGCATTAGATCAATCTGGTTCTGGTTCTGGCGGTACTCGAAATATTGGTGGAACATCACAGTATCACGTAACACTAGAACGAGAACTTGCTAGTTTACATTCTAAGCCTGCATCGTTACTTTTCACAAGTGCTTATGTTGCTAACGAATGGTCTCTTATTGCGTTGAGCAAAATTATTCCAAATATTTGTTTTATTTCTGACAGTAAAAATCATGCTTCGTTGATTGTTGGTATGTCGCATAGTCGGGCTACTAAAAAGATTTTTAAACATAATAATCTAGATGATTTAGAAGCACAACTCAAAGCCGCAGTAAAGGCAAAACACATTCCTTGTATTGTATTTGAGTCTGTTTATTCTATGGATGGTGATATTAGTCCGATGGAAGCTATCTGTGATCTTGCAGATAAATATGACGCAATTACTTATATTGATGAAGTCCACGCTGTTGGTCTATACGGTGAACAAGGTGCGGGTTGGTGCGAAAAGTTAGGTTTAACAGATAGGATTGATATTATCAATGGTACACTCGGCAAAGCATTCGGGGTACAAGGTGGCTATATTGTCGGTAACACTAATATCATTGACTCTATTAGGTGTGTTGCTAGCGGGTTTATATTCACGACATCAACAAGCCCAGTCATTTGTGCCGGAGCCTTGGCATCTATCAGATATCTCCGTGATCATCCTCAACTAAGAGATAAGCACCAAGAACGAACTACAAAACTAAAAGAAATGCTAGCTGAAGCTGGTATACCAATACACAAAACCGCATGTACACACATAGTACCAGTAATGGTTAATGACGCGTTTAAGTGCAAAACTGCAAGTGATCGCCTTTTAAATGAATACGGTATATATATTCAGGCAATCAATGCGCCAACCGTAGAAGCAGGTACAGAAAGATTAAGAATAGCACCTACGCCGTTTCATGATGATATTATGATGATACAGCTTGTTGAAGCATTAAAAGAGGTATTGAAATGAATCAACTTCAAAATGCATATTTTGCTAGATTTAAACAAAAGGAAATTATTATGAATAAAATTAAAAGAGCGTTTTGGTTTACACTAGGAATTATCTTGGTAGGAGTAGCTTATCTTGGAGTCATTCTTCCAGGCTTACCTTGGAGTACTCCAATTCTTGGGGCAACGTTTTGCTTTGCAAAATCAAGTCCAAGATTCCACGCTTGGATTATGAATCACCCGCGATTTGGTCCATTCATTAAAGAGTGGAGTAAATATCGAGTGTATCCAACTCCAGCAAAGTATCTAATGGTTGCGGTAATGTCTACATCACTTGTGGTCTTTTTCCTTACTCTTGCAAACGTAAAAGCTACCATTTATATGGCTATTACTTTTGCGTTAATTATCGTTTGGGCTACTCGCTATCCTGGTTCAAAAGCAGAAGCTGAACGAAGAATCGATGCTGGTGAAAAGATTGGTTGGCTAAAGTAAATAAATAAACTCAACAACCCTTCGATGTGGAGGGTTTATAAACACTTACACAATGTTATTGATGACGGAGATATAATGGCTAAGAAAATCCTAATTACCGGTGGCGGTGGTTTCATTGCACACCATCTGATCAACCAAGTACTCAAAAGAACTGATTGGGAAATTGTTACTGTAGATCGATTAGATTACAGCGGCAACCTCAATCGTTTGCATGATCTTCTTCAAGAAAGAACCCCAGAAGAACGTAAGCGTCTTCGTACTATTTTCCACGATCTAAAAGCAGAATTCAATCCAATGCTTGTTGCAGATATCGGCGACGTTGATATTGTTGCACACTTAGCAGCTGGATCACACGTTGATAGGTCAATTGACTTTCCAATGGAATTTGTAATGGATAACGTTGTTGGTACATGTAACATTTTAGAATTTGCACGTAAGCAACCAAACTTAGAACGTTTCCTATATTTCTCAACTGACGAAGTATTTGGTCCTGCGCCAGAAGGTGTTAACTACGACGAGTACGATCGTTACAATTCTACCAATCCTTATTCTGCTTCTAAAGCAGGCGCAGAAGAACTTTGCGTAGCATATCAAAATACATATAATATGCCTATCTATATTACGCATACAATGAATGTGTTTGGTGAACGTCAACATCCTGAGAAGTTTATTCCTATGACTATCCGTAATGTACGTGATGGTGGTATGGTAACAATTCACTCTGATGAGACTAAAACAATCGCTGGTTCACGTCATTATATTCACGCTGAAGATGTTGCAGACGCCACTTTGTTCTTGCTTGAGCACGAAGGTACACTAAATGTTACAAATAACAATGGCGTTAAGTGTCCTAAGTTTAACATCTGCGGTGCTACTGAGTTATCTAACTTAGAGTTAGCACAAATGATTGCTGATGCACAAGGTAAAGAATTAAAGTATCAAATGCAAGATTTCCATTCTTCACGTCCGGGTCACGATCTACGATATGCTCTTAGTGGTGAACGTATGAAACAAATGGGATGGGAGCCAACTGCTGTACAACAACGTATTGCTGAAGTAGTTAAATGGACATTAGAAAATAGAAGGTGGTTAGACATATGAATATGAAAGATTTTGAAAGAATCATTGAAAAAGAATACCAAGACGAATTGAATAATCCGTCTGATATTAATGAACATGTGCATGACTTGCTCACACTAGCCTTAGACTGCACACATGTTACTGAGTTTGGTAGTAGGTTTGGTTCTAGTACAAAGGCCTTTCTGAAGGCTCCTGTGACCCTTAGAGCATACGATCTGGAAATTCATAATCCTCTTATGAACCTATTTAAAATGGCTCGTAAGGTCGGTAAAGATGTAGAATATGAAAAGGGTAATACTCTTAGTCTTCTTATTGAACCAACTGATATGATCTTTATTGATACTTGGCATTCACAAAGGCAATTACGTGATGAACTAAAGCTTCACGGTAATGCTGCCCGCAAGTATCTTGCTTTCCATGATACNCACACTTATGGTGTACGTGATGAACAAGCAGATTGGGCTAAAAATCCCGATCGTAAAGCTATGGCTGGTCAAGGATTACTTCCAGCGATTATTGATTTTGTAATTGCAAATCCTCATTGGAAGTTCAGGACGCATAAGACAAATAATAATGGATTAACTGTTTTGGAAAGAAGAGGCTAATATGCAAGTTGTAGATTGTTTTCCTTGGTTTGCTCCCTACGGAGAAGAACTACTTTATCTGCGTGTAAATCTGTTAAAAGACCACGTAGATAAATTCATTATTGTTGAATCAAATAAGACTCATGCTGGTCATCCCGTGGAACGAAAGTTCCCGGAGGTGGCTCGCAAGCTTGGTCTGCCTATAGAAAAGATTATCTATATTGAACATGATATTCCTGAGACCGAAGATCTGGAAATTCTAGATATAGATCGAAGGAATGCTGGTAATAACGCTAGTAATAAAGATTCGCTACTAGCGCGTGTTCGTGAACGTTTACAAAAAGACGCTGTGATGATGGCATTGCGAGATTTTGAAAAGCGCGATGTGTTTATTTACGGTGATGCTGATGAAATCATTGATCCAAAACATATTAAGTGGTTAGCAAAACAAGCTCACAATCATCCTAATATTATTGTTAAAGTTCCATTAGTATATCTTCAAGGTAGAGCTGATTTACGAATCCATCATAAAGATGGCCGGGCCGTTATTTGGAAGCGAGCTATGTTTATAGCTACCAAAGAGCAAATTCAGCATTGCAAAATCAGTAACATTCGTTGCGGCAATATTAATATACCAATTCGGTTTCCAACTCAAGACGGTATTGTGCAAGAAGATATGGGTTGGCATTTTGCTTGGATGGGCAGCAATGCTCAACGTCAAACAAAGGCAGAATCTTTTGCTCATGCTTTTGATAGCTTTAAATGGCATACTGAAGGCGGTTACGCAGACTATAAGCAATTCGTAGATACTACAGAACCTGTTGAAGGTAACATTGCTCCTGATAGTAATGAAGATCATATTCTTAAAAGATATCCACATGATAGTCTTCCTAAACTAATTTTCGAATCTCCTTTAGTTAAAGAGTTCTTATTACCAGAAGTTAAGCTTGATTCAAATCACGTGTTTAATGATTGCAATTGTTATTGGTGCCAAAAATTAGAATGGCCTTTATTATATGACCTAGAAAATAATCATGAGAAGCTTTGGTTTGAAGTTCCACGCAGTTGTTCTGTAACCATTAAAGAAAGCTTTCCATCGCGTATTCAAGTAATGCGTGATACTAGATTGTATAACCGTTTCGTTGAAGAAAAGAAAAAGCCTATCATGATATTTACAGATCCAATCGATCGATTCATTTCGTTGATTAATGTGTACCTTACTGATAAGCAACGTTACTCTGACTACGGTAAAGACATCTTTAGTACCTTTGACAAAGATATAACTCAGCTGACAAAGCAAGAAAAGATTGATTTGTTTTTTGCTAATCTTAATAAGATTACGTCTGGGCACCAGGTCCATCACTTCCACCCACAATGCCGGTTTGTTGATACTGAAAACTTTGAGGATATAGAAGTTGTACGTCGTGAAGATGTTAATAAGTACTTTGGTATAGATCAAATGCATAATGTAACTAAGAAAGACATTACTGCTGCAGATTTTTCTGAAGAACAAATTGACTTCATTGAGAGAGCATACGTTAGCGATTACGCATTCTTAGAAAAATATGGTGTGAAAAATGGCAAAGCTAAAAGTAAACGAAAGAACAGTTGAAGCTCTTCAGCTAGAAATCGATCATCATAAGAAAGAGAAAGCTTATGTCCTCAGAGAGAACGATTCTCTGAGGGCTGATCGCATGATGCTCCTTGAGATGCTTTCTGACTTAACTGAAAACGAAAGTTACTGGGCAGAAGATGTAGCAACAAAAACTACAGTTTGGCGTCTAAAAAACTTGCTAAATAACCTAAAAAGTAGTTGACATTATTCCTTAACTAACTTATAATATTATTATAAGAAATGAGGAAGATACATGTTGATTAATATACTCAGTACTATCCTAACCGGTACTATGATTATTGGTACCGCGTTTACTCCAATTTACGCGAATCAAGCTATGCGCACTACGCAATTTGTGCAAGCAAATGAAGCCGAGGCTCAATGCTTAGCTCTTAATGTTTATTACGAAGCTCGTAGTAGTAATTTAGCAGATAAAGCTGGTGTTGCGGATGTAGTTTTAAATCGTGTAGCAGACCGCCGTTACCCTGATACGATCTGCGACGTAGTACAAGACGGTTATAAGTCAGGCCGAAAAGATTGTCAATTTTCTTGGTATTGCGATGGAAAGCCGGATGTACCTGTAGATTTAGACCGCTGGTTTGAAGCTCAGACCGTAGCATATAATATGATCGAGTTTAAAGAATATCGAGGTATTTCTGAAGGTGCAACACATTATCATGCAACATATGTAAATCCATTCTGGGCATCTTCTTTGCGCATGGTTGGTCGCATTGGTGAGCATATTTACTACCGTTGGGA